GCGTCACGCGTGGCCCTGTCAACTGGGGTCCTGCGCTTATGGGAAGGACCCGTAATGGCTCTCGAAAGTCTACTCATCATTCTCCTTGTCGGTGCGGTGGCCGGTTGGCTCGCCGGACTGATCGTCAAGGGTTATGGATACGGCCTTCTCGGCAACATTGTTGTCGGCATCGTTGGCGCCTTTGTGGCCGGTCTGCTGTTTCCACGTCTCGGCGTCAGCATCGGCAGCGGCATTGCCGGTTCCATTGTCCATGCGACCATTGGCGCGGTGATCCTGCTGTTCCTGATCCGCCTGATCAAGCGAGCCTGACTCGTTCGATCCGAAAAGTTGATGCCAGGCGATGCAGCGGTGCCGGTAGGACCTGTCTTGGGGCCGGTGAGGGTCATGCTGGCCGCAGGTCCAGCGACCAGATCAGGCGTTCGCGATCACGCACCGGCTCCCCCTGAATGGTGAAGCTGTCGGTGCCGATCACGATCAGATCGCCGGGGCGGGGATCGGGCAGGTCGGACACACGGACGTCCACCATCATGCTGTCGCTGACGAACCGACCAGCGCCGAATTCGGTGATGCGATCTGGGGCGCGGCGGATGACGCGGATCGGGCGTTCCTCTGATGTGGTGGCGGAAATCCAGACAGCGGCCGCCGCCATGGACGGGTTGGCATAGATCCTGTCCATGGCGGTGGCGAAGACGGTCATGGCCAGTCAGTTCGAGGTGTGGATGCGGATCGCGATGCGCGGCCGCTTGTTCACCGGCAGGATTGACGCCTCGGTCATCAGGTCGATCCAGCGGCCCTTTTCGTCGAGGTGCTGACGGGCATAGAGCGGCAGACCCAAGGTGTTCGCCGCTTCCAGCAGGTTGGCCGGGCCGCCATAGGTGGTGAAGGTGTCCATCGTGCCCAGAGGGAAGGCGATGCCTTCGTTCGCGGGAACCAGCCGTTCGGTGGCCTTGGTCGAGAGGGTGACCGTGCCCGCATATTCTTCGAACACGATGCCTGCGAAGGGGAAGTTGCGTCGCACATCCTGGCGCAAGGGCTGCGCGCCGGTGGCAGCGTAGAACTTGTAGGCCTCCTCGGTCTTCGGGTGCGCGATCAGTTTGTCGAAGAATTCCCGGCTGACAAGGGCATGCACATCCGACATGCTTTCGCCGAGGAGGTTGTCCTCGATGGCCCGCAAAACCTCGCGGACCTTGCTTTGGACGAGGGTGCCAGGGGTGCCCAGCAGGAAATCGACCGAGATTTGCGCCAGCCCAAATTCAGTGAAGTAGTTGTAGAGGGTGGTCCCAGCCCCATCCTTCACGATGCCGCGCAGGGCGTTCATCTCCATGTATTCGCGGGTCTGAGCATGCTTGCGGCGCATCAGCTGCAGTTTGCGGTTCATCACCTCGACCAGCGGGTCGGCGGCGTCGAAGGCACCCAGCGCCGGTTGTCCCTGAATGTCGCCCGGCAGAATGACATCGTCATGCGGAATCCACGGCAGGGCAAAGGACCGCATCGAGCGACCCTCGCGGGTACCGACAGTGGAGGGGCCACCCAGCGGCACCGAGGGCAGCAGGTTCAGGACACCCTCATATTGCTCGATGATCACCGAACGTTGGGTGACGCCCTCGAAGCGGAACAGGCCGATCTGGCCGAGGCGGGTGTAGAGGTTGGGCAGGATGTTGATGGCCTGCGTCATCTCGGCCAGCGAGTAACCGCCAGCGTCAAAAGGATTTCGAACGATGGTCATGAAGTGCTCCGGGGGATTGAGGGGATTGGACGTCAGACGCCGTCGCGGGCGATGATGCCGACGGCGGCAAGCTGGCTGATTTTGGCACTGATCTTGGCCGCGTCGTTGACGGTGCCCTCGTAGGCCAGGCCCGCGCGCGACACGATCGAGGGGCCACGGGCGACGACGATGCCGACCGCGTCCGCCAGCGTGGCGTTCACCGGGTAAAGCAGGACCGCAACGGCGACCTGTGCGCCATCTGCACCGGTTGCGGCGGACAGGGTGTATTTGCCGCTGGCGGTGATGCGACCGAGGACGGCACCGGAGGGGTAGTTGGTGCCGATCAGCAGCGTGATCACCTCGCGGGTGTAATTCGGGTTGACCTCATATTTGAGGACATCGCCCATGCTGGGCGGTTCCGTCAGGACGGGCATTGGTCAGTCTCCATGGTTTGGGGATAGGTAAGGGGCGCTAAATCAGCGCTTGGCGTCGGTCGCGGCCTTCTTGGCGGCAGCGATGATCGGGCTGTCTTTGGCGGCAGCTGCGGCCGGGGCGGTGGCGATGATGCCTGCCGCATCGCTGCGGGCGGCGAGATCGGCCAGAACCCGGGCGCGCAATGCGTCGGGTTTCAACCCGCGCGTGACGGCGTCGGCCGCGTCGATGGTCACGCCCAGCCGGGCGGCCTGCGCGCAAACCTGCGCCACCTCGGCCGCCTCGGCGCGCACGGCGTTGGCGGTCATGGTGGTGGCAACGGGCGCTGCCGCGTTTGCAAGCGGTTCGGCCGTGGCCGGTGTGACCGCAGGCATTGCCTCAGGAGCAGCGGCAACTGGTACGGGGTTCGGGGTTTCTGTGGGCGTGGTGGTCATCTGTGGACCCTTTCTGCTGGGGGAAGTGGTGCCGCGGGGGGCGGCGGCGAAGGCATGGAAGGCGGTGACAGGATCGGCGAGTTCGTCGGCCAGACCGGCGGCTATGGCGTCAGCTCCGCGGAACACGGCGGCTTCGGTGGCCAGTGCTGCCGTATGTGTCAGCCGATCCCCGCGACCGGCTGCGACGGTTTCGGCAAAGAGGAAGCGAACCACTTCCAACTCGCGCTGCATCTGGTCGTGCACGGTCTCGGGCAGTGGCTGGTACGGGTTGGCGTCAATCTTGTGCGATCCCGCGTGGATCAGCGTGACGGCGATGCCCTTCTGGTCCAGCGCGCCGCTCATATCCGCGTGCAGCGCCACCACCCCGATGCTGCCGACAGCGCCAGTGCGGGGCAGGATGATGCGGTCGGCTTGGGACGCGAGGACATAGCCAGCCGACAGAGCATGTTCCGCCACGAATGCATGGATGGGTTTCTGCGCCCGGGCAGCGCGGATGCGATCCGCCAGATCGAAGGCGCCCGCCACCTCGCCGCCAAAACTATCGATGTCCAAGGCAATGCCGCGAACGCCGGGATCGGCGACGGCCGCCTGCAGCTGGGCGGCGATCCCCTCGTAGGAGGTCAGGCCCGACGATTGCCCGATCCACGCGCCCCGGTGCACGAGAGTGCCTGTGATTTCGATCACGGCGATGCCATCCAACACGGCATAAGGCTGGCTGCCGCTGCGCTGGTGACGCTGGGCCAGATCGTTCCCGAACAGCGAGGCGCGGGCGGGCAGGGCCGCGTGGTCCATTGCGCCATCGACTTGCAGCTCCAACCCCTGGAAGGTGATTTCCTGCCCCGCGATGCGCGGACCCAGTCCGGACAGGAAGGCCAGTGCCTTGGCCGGGTCCACCATCAACGGCGTGTTGAAGGCGCGCTGGGCGATTTGGGCATGGTGCATCATGCGCCCTCCTTGGGGTCGGGTTTTTCATCAGAGGTGTCGTCGGCCTCGTCGTCCTTGGCGCTGTCCTGATCCGCATCTTTCGCAGTGCCTTCACCTGGCCCTTGCGCGGGTGACCCCGGTCGCCGGAAGTCGAGGCCCAGCGCCGCTTCCCTTTTGCGTTCGGCGGCGATTTCGCGGTCGACCTGCTCGGCGTCGTATCCCCGCTCTGCCAAGGCTTGCGTCCGAGACTTCAGCCCGGCTTCGATCTGCAGGATCTCGGCCGAAGCGTCCTTCATCGGGTCGATCCAGTCCCATTTGGTCGGGAGCCAGGCGCAGGCTTGGTATTGGCGGCGCTGGCTGTCATAGCCCGGCAGGTCAAGGGCACCCGACAACACGGCGGTGTCCATCCAGCGCACCCAGACAGCGCGGCAGAGCTGATAGACCAGCACGCCATGTTGCCAGGCAGAAACGCGGCGGCGGAACTCGATCAAGGAAATCCGCGTGTTCGAGAAGTTGCCCTTGGCCGTGTCGCCGGTCAGATAGCCGTAGGGGACGCCCAGCGCGGCCGCGATCTGCAGCAGGGTCCGGTACTGGAACGGCTCATAGGTGCCGCCGGAGTCTGGCGTTGCGGGAGTCGAGACATCTTCGCCCGGATCCAGCCGCACCACTTGGCCGGGTTCGACCTCCAGATCCTCTTCAGTCGGTTCCAGCGGGGTTTCCGGGGCGGGCGAGGTGATGAACATCGCGAACATCGCCGCGATCTTCTTCCGCTCCAGTTCGGCATCGTCATAGAGGTCCAGCGTGAACAGCTTGACGATGGCGGCGGCGAACCGCGATACGCCGCGCAACTGCCCCGCCTCGACCGGGTCGAGAACATGGATCACATCGCCAGCCGGGACGCGGACGGTATCGCCCGCAAGGCCGGGATCGGTCAGATCGCCCGGGTGGCGGCGCAGGAAGTGATAGGCGACGCGGCGACCGATGCCGTCGAACTCGATGCCCTGCCGGATCAGCCCGGCACCGGGCAAGGTGCGGTTCATATCCAAGGGCAGCATTTCGGCGGGCAGCATCTGAAGTTGCAGCGGCACCGTCAGACCGTCTTCGGCCCGGCGCGGTCGGATGCGGATGAACACCTCGCCCGACAAGAACACCTCTCGCGCTACCCGCCGCTGCAGCCCATAGAAATCCGTCAGCCCCTCGGCATCAGCATCGTCAGTCCACGCGAGCCAGAGTGCCTGCAGCTCTTCCTTCTTGGCGGCATCGGCGATGGTCGAAGAAGGCTTGATCCCGTCGCCAACGACATTGCTGGCGAAACTCTCCACCGCGTTTGCCGCATAGCCATTGTTGCGGACCAGCCAGCGGGCACGGGCGGTGATGGTGTCGCCCGAGGCCGCGATCAGCGTGTTCACATGGGCGCGGCTGGCGCGGAACCCGCGCAGACGACGATGGGCCTGTGCCGCATCGAAGCCGCCGATGATGCTGCCGATGCGCTGGCGGAAAGCCTCGAACGCCATGGATCAGAGACCCTTCGAGGTCACAGTGCCCCAGCGCCGACGACGCGGCGTGCCGGTGGTGGCGGTGGCAATGCGGGTTTCCAGATCGCTTATGGCGTTCGCCAGTTCCGCGTCCGAACCATAGTTGATCGATTTGCCGTCATAGCTGACCGAGCGGACGCCCGCATAACGGGCCTCCTGCAGCGCGGCCAACAGGGCGCGCATCCGTTCCAGATCCATCTCAAGCCCTCATGAAGTTCGGTGTAGAGGCCCGGCGTTTGCGCCGTGGCGTGGTCGGTGTTCCGGCCTTGGCCGCAGCCGGGGCAGCCGGTTCAGGCGATGTGATCGGCGGCGAAGCAGAGCGAGTTGCCACCCCGGCCTGCGCTTCCAGCCGCCGCCAGGTCGCCTCGTCCCAGCGATCAGCGCCCATGATCCAGGCCGCAGCCCGGGCATAGACGCGGGTGTCGAGCGCCTCGTTGCGTTCCCGCATTTTCTGCCATTCGGGGTGGGCATAGCCGCGCTTGTTGCGCACGGTGACAAGTTGTTCCGCCACCAGTTGCTTCAGCCATTCGGTGTCGATCCAGTCAGGCAGGTGCACGGTGCCGGGCGCGTAGAGCACGCCCAGCGCCCGATCTTCATCCGAAGGGCGTTCCAGCCGCAGGAAGCGGTAGGTTTCGGTCTTGAACGTCGCCGTGGCCACGGACCACAGCCGTGCGCCCCGGCGCAGACGCTTGCCGCCGATGGTCGCATCGACAAAGGTCGGCCCCGACACCGGCGTGGCGCGGTTGAACCCTTCCAGACCCTTGATCGGCGCGACCTGGTCGAACCCTTGCTTGCGCGCCCATGCGTAAACCGCCGGGGCCTCATAGCCGGTGTCGATGGCCAGCTTACCGATCACCATCACCGCGCCATTGGCACAGGTCCATGTCCGACCAAGCAAGGCGGTGAGCTTGTCCCAGCATGCCGGATCGTCCGGGCCACCGGCGATCACGATGTGATCGACCAGCCAGCTTTCCAAGCCCCGGCCCCAGGCCCAGACATCGACCTCGATCCGGTCCTTCTGCACATCGACGCCAGCCGTCAGGAACAACCCGCCGATGGGGATTTGCACGCCCGCGAAGCTTTCGCGGCGTTCCGCCAGTCGCTGCCATTCGGGGGCGTCGCCCGACTCCACCCATGTCTCACCCAGGAGCGTGTTGCGCGCCACGCGCAGCATTTCCTCCGAGCCTTGCGCCGCCAGCCATTCGCGGGCGATCTGCTGCCAGCTTTTCCAGCCCAAGGGCGAATAGAGCGCCGAGATATGGAAACCGATGGAATGCGGGTCGGCCGACACAGCCGTCGCCCGCCACTCGCCCCGTTGCAGCATCTGCGTCTTGTGATGCTCGGCGATGGGGCGTTCGCAGCCTTCGCAATGATACGCCGCCGTGTCGGGCCGACCTTTGTCCCAGCGCAGCCGCTCAAACTGCAGCCATTGCATCGCGCCGCAGTGGGGGCAGGGCAAGAAATACCGGCGCTGGTCCGAAGCCTCGAATTCTCGCTCGATCCGGCTGAGGCCCCGGATGGTCGGCGTCGAGACCATGAACACCTTGCGGCGGTGCGAGAAAGTGGTGGTCCGCGCCTCCGCCAGAGTGACCGGGTCGCCCTCTTCATCGGCCGACGCCGGATAGGCGTCGACCTCGTCCAGAAAGATGTAGCGCGCAGGCATCGACCGCAGGCCTGTGGCACTGTTGGCGCCGGTCAGCACCAGGATGCCGCCGGGGAATTCCTTCGACAGCATTGAATTGCCTGCGTCGCGCGATCGGGCAGGGTTGACCCGTTCGCGCAGAGCCGCGCTGTCCGCGATCAGGGGGTCAAGTCGGCCCCGCGACGTGCGTTTGGCCAGTTCCAGCGATGGCAATACCGCCAGCATCGGCCCCGGCGCGTGATGAATGACGAAGCCGATCCAGTTGTTGCCAGCCTCGGTCGCGCCGACCTGCGCCGCCTTCATGAACGAAATCCGCTGCGCTGGGTGGCGCGGCGACAGCGCATCCATGATCTCGCGCAAGTAGGGCGCGCGGGCGGTGTGATACCGCCCCGGCTCTGCCGCGCCCCGCGAGGACAGCCAACGGTGCTGATCCGCCCATTCCGACACCGTCAGGTCCGGATCGGGACGCATGCCCTTGCGCCAGCTGCGCAGGATGTCCTCGGCTCCGTCAAATTCGAGGTCGAGATCGACAGTCAGGTCGTGTTCTTCTCCTTCATCCAAGCGAGACCCTGAGGTCAGCGAGGTCGTCGAGGTGCTGTCTGACATGGGCTTCCAACACCCTCTGCAGGATCGCGGCCTCGATGATCACCGGCGTTCCGGTTTGTTTCTCCACTCCCAAGGCCACTTCCGCCGCCATCAGCGCTGCCACTCTGTTGGGCCAGGTGACCCAAGCTTCCTCCTTTTCTTTTT